CATCATCATTTCGACGCCCGCTGTGGACAGGGACAAGGATCGCGTGTTGCCGCTTGGCGCTCGCGTTGATTCATATAATGTCAATCCCGTGGTGCAATGGGGCCACAACTATCGAGACCCGTGGGCCACAGTAGGCCGCACAACCCGGCTGGAAATCACCGACGATGGTATTGTCGCTGACTTCGAGTTGCGACCGCCAGCCAACGACAGCGACCCGCAGAACATCATCCGGCTGTTGTGGCAGGGTGGATGGGTGAAAACGGCGTCTATCGGCTTCAATCCACTCAAGTGGGAAGAGAACGACGTGGATGGGATAGACTTCACAGAATGGGACTTGCTTGAGTGGAGTTTGGTCCCTGTTCCCGCCAACCAAGAAGCGCTCAGGCTCGCAGTCAAGGCACTAGACGAGGACAAGCCAACACTCGAAATCTGGACGCCAGACGACGACGGCACAGTGACCATCAGTGGCGCAGATGAAGACGGCGTCATGTACCGGGGCATCGGCTTTCGCATCGTCGTCGATAACGGCGACGCAGAGGACGAACCACAGGAAGGCTCATCCGAGGTCGCAGAGCAACGCGGCGTCGATGACGATACAGCAGACGCAGGCGAGACAGAGGGCACACAGGACCAGGGGATGACCGACGGGTCATCTAACGAAGATGCAGCGCCCACCGGCATAGATGCAGACGACGGACTCACGCCGGCGCAAGAGGACTTGCTTGCCGAAGCACTGGAAACTTATCTAACGACAATCATGGAGGTTTTGACATGAGTGACAAACTGGACAATCTCATCCAGCAAATGACGGAGTTGACCACCACGGTCAAGGAACACGCCGACGACAAGGCGACGCTTGACGAAGAGCGCGTGAAAGAAATCTTCACCGAGCAGGTAGAAGCACTGCGCGAGATCCAGGCGCAGGAGAAGCAGGACGGGGCAGTGCGGCGCATCCCCGGCGAGGCCGTAGCCGCCGGCGACATGGTGGATGCGGGCCTGGTCAAAGCGGGCCGCTACACCAAGATGCTGAAGGACTTCTCGAAAGACGGCCACAGCGTCATCGGCGCGAACAAGGCGAAGCCGATTGACCTGTACCTGACCAACCTGCTTCTGACCAAGGCGCACGCCTTGATGCCTGACCGAGTGACCGAGCCGAGTGGCGACCTCCAGGCCGCCATCAAGGCGCTGACCAGCACCGGCAGTGGCACCGGCGATGAACTGGTCCCGACCGGCATGGCCGGCGAGTTGTGGGAAGACTTCTTCCTGGCATCTCGCGTGGCGTCGCTGTTCGACACCATCGACATGCCGACCAACCCCTTCGACGTGCCCCTGGGCTTGGGTGACGTAACCTGGCGCAAGGGCAGCGAGAACACGGCTGTTACCGCCAGTGACCCCGCGACGGCCAAGAGCACGTTGACCGCGACCGAGTTGGTCGCTGAAGTGCAGTGGAGCTACACGTTGCAGGAGGATAGCATCGTGGCGCTCATGCCGGCGATCCGGCGCAGGCTGGCTATCAGTGGCGCGGAGGTCATCGACGCGTTCGCGTTGAACGCTGACGCCACCGCGTCCGACTCGTCCAACATCAACCTGGGCGATGCCACGCCGAGCGCAGACGCCTACTACCTGAGCGCGGGCCAGGACGGCATCCGGCACCAGTGGCTGGTAGACAACACCGGCCAGGCCAATGATGCGGGCGGCGATGCGCTGTCTGACGCTGACATTCTCGCCGCGCTGGCCGACATGGGCAAGTACGCTGTCAATCCCGAGTCCGTCGCGTTCATCTGCGACGTAGCGACCTACCTAAAAGGGTTCATGGCGCAGGCCAACACCCGCACGCTGGACAAGTACGGTCCGGGCGCGACCATCCTCACCGGGCAGTTGGCTGACTATGCCGGCATCCCCATCGTCGTTTCTGCGTCGCAGTCATTGACAAAGTCTGACGGCAAGGTGGATTCTGCCGGCAACACCCTGGGCCAGATCAGTGTCGTGAATCGCAACATGTGGTACGTTGGGTTCCGGCGCAACCTGCTCATCGAGGTTGACCGCGACATCCAGCGCCGGTCCTACATCATGGTGCTGAGTCTGCGCGAGGCCATCGGTGCTCACGGGACGCGGGCCAGCAATACGCACACGGCCGGCATCTACAACATCTCAGTGGCGTGATGGACATCCGTAGATAACGGCTTACCGGGGGCGGGGCTGACCTGTCCCGCCCCTGGATAGGGGGCAGTATATGAAACAACAGAGAACTGCACTAATCATCGTCCTGGTCCTGCTCGTGGCAGTCATCGTCGGTCTGGTCGTGGCGGGCTGTTCCTGGTTCCAGTCGGAGCCGGAAGCAGCGTCACGGTTCGTCGTTCAAGCGACGCCGGCGGCGCACACCACGCAGCGCGAATCCACGTGCATCGAATGTTACGGGCAGTCCCGCTACATCTGGGGCAGTGGCATTGCGTTCTACACCGACAATGCCGATGACCTGACGATGTACCTGGACGGCGCGAACGGCAACATCGTGATGGACGGTGGTATCGACGCGGAGGGCGACATCGACGCGGAGGGTGCTGTGAATGTGGCCGGGCTGTTGACGGCAGACTGTACCAGCTACGTGCTGACCGGGACGCAGACGCTTACACCAACGGCGTCGTGCTACCAGTTCGCGCCGACTGACAAGCTAACCATCACGCTCGGCACGGTGAGCACGGGCGCACTGCTCTGGATGCAGAACACTGTGACCTACACCGTGGACATCACTGACACGAACATCCGCACGACCGACGGCAACGCCGTGCAGTTGGGCCAGTACGACACAGTGATGTGGCAATCCGCTGGCGATGAGTGGTATCTACTCGAAGCCAGCGCCAATCAATAATTAACGGAGGTTAACAATGGCAGACCATTTTGACAGTAAAAAGTTCGGCAGTGTTGTGGCTATCCCGTTCTATGTGACGGATGCTGCAACCAGCCAGACGGATACAGACATCACGTTGAACCAGGGTGACCTGGCAGTCATGCCGACGTCGGGCAGCGTCGTCGGCATCGCCGGTCGGAGTACAGAGGCATCCACGGGCACCGGGTCAATCGTCTTCCGGGCGCACAATGGGGGCACCGAGATCGCCAACGTAGGCTATCCTTCCATCACCAACGTCCTATGCGTCCTGTGCACCTGGCGTCTGCACATTCGACGCCGGCGACGCACTGGGTATCTCGTACACCTCGGGCGCGGCGTACACGCCGGCTACGTGCGACTATGACGTGCTCCTGTACGTCGTGCTCGACCCGAGCTAGTGGGGCAGGGGCGTAGCGCCTGACTTCGGTTGGACGCTACGGCCCTTCCCCCGCCTGGCCCCTGGCTTTCGGGCTGGGGGCCAGGTTGGCACAATATCCTGGGGAGGGGATAACTACTATGTCGAAAGACTGGGGCAAAATCATCGTCGGGACCAGGCTGGAGAAGAACGTGCCGGCCCGGTTCTTCGAGGTCTGGACGGGCATTTGCCGGACAGGGCTCGACCCCGGCGACGGTGTAGCGATAGCGAGCGGCAAGCCGGCGCACAAAGCAGCCAATTCGCTGATTCGTGGATTCTTGGCATCTGACGCAGACTCGCTACTGTTTTTGGATTCGGACTATGACGGCGACACCGACATCGTGCGCCGGTTCCGAGACTATGAACCGGGCTATGTCTACGACATCTTGCAGGCGTTCTACGTTCGGCGTGGCTGGCCGCCAAGGGCCATCTGGTACAAGGATAGCCCGGTTGTGAACCAGTTCACGGAAATGCTCATCACGGAGCCGAACTTCATCGAGGACGTCGCCTTTGCCGGGACGCACTGCTGCATCGTGCGGCGCGAGGTGTTCGAGGCCATCCTGGGCGATAACGACCGCGACACGTTCGAGTGGTTCTGCTATCCGCGCCACACGCCAGACAGCGACGAAATCAGTCTGTCGGAAGATGCGCGGGGGCTGGGCTTCCGCATCGGCGCGACGACGGCGATCCAGGCCGGTCACCTGAGCGAGATCACGACTGCTTGGGAGACGTATCAGGACTATCTGCGTGTTACAGGGCGGTTGCCGCTCATCACGCGGTATCGCGAGCTAGCCGGCATCGTGGGTGAATACCTGGGCGAGCCGGCGCAGCAGGTTGCGAACAAGGCGGTTGCGGGCGGAAAGTTCGTGGCGGAGCTGTGGCGCAAGGTGAGCCCACAGACGCCGGAAGAGGTGCGGGCGTTCTACGGCAGGCCCGACAACTGGTATCTGTACGAGCTAATCAACTGGAACTGCCAGCCGATGTACGAGCGATTCATCGTACCACTGCGAAACATGCGTAATTTGCGAGCGCTGGTCATCGGGCCTGGCGTGGGCACGGAAGTGGACGTGCTGCTGGCAGGCGGCAACGAGGTAGACGCCTACGAGCTGCCAGG